GACTGGCCGTTGATCCCTACGTTAAGCGGGAACTGGCCACGCAGAATCCAGGCTCGGAAGAGGAGACTCTCCAGTCGGTCCAGGCTTCGATTGACAAGAACCTGGGGCTGATCGAGGAGACCGCGCGGATCGAGTTCGAGACTGGGGGCTGGCGTCCTGTCATGTCGGAGGCCATGCGCCACCTGCTCATCGCGGGTAACGGCTGCATCCTCAAGACAGACAGCGGTATCCAGTTTCTGGACCTGCGGAAGTTCGTGGTCAAGCGGGACCCTGAGGGCAACCTCGTCCACGTTGTGGCCCACCAGATGATCGACCGCCAGCGTGCGGCAGAGCTGATGCCTGAGGGGTACAACCTCTCCGACGCCCGCGATGTCGACGAGGTGCGTGGTGCCTCCAACAAGAAGTCCGTGTCCCTGTACACCGGAGCCGTCCGCACCCCCAGCGGGTCCTTCGAGTTTTGGCAGGAGATCGACGGCGTGCGGCTGGCGAAGCCCCGGATGTACAAGGAGGACCAGCTCCCCATCATCCCCCTGCGGTTCACCCCGATCAGCGGTGAGAACTACGGGGCCTCCTATGTGGAGGAGTACGACGGGTGCCTGCTGGCCCTGGAGATGCTGTCCCGGTCCATGACCGAGGCTTCCCTCATCGCAGCCAAGAGCCTCATCCTGGTGCGCCCTGGTGCCGCCATCACGCCCCGCACTGTGGCTACCGCCCCCAACGGCGCAGTCAAGCAGGGCAACCCTGAGGACGTTGGTGCCTTCAAGCTGGACAAGCAGGTGGACTTCAGCGTGGCCGAGCGCCGTGCTGCTGCCATCGAGCAGCGCCTCATGCTCTCCTTCCTCATCACCTTCCAGCGTCAGGCTGAGAGGGTCACGGCTGAGGAGGTGAGGCAGGTCATCCAGCAACTGGAGGACGGCCTGGGTGGTGTGTACTCCGGTCTCGCTGCCAACGTCCAGAAGCCTATCGTGGACTTCATCCTCGCTGAGGTGCTCCGCAGGAGCAACGTCCCGAAGCTGCCCAAAGAGATCACCCCTGTCGTGACCACTGGCCTCGATGCCATCACGCGGGGGCAGATGGCCCAGAAGCTCATGCAAGCTGGTGCCATCGCCCAACAAGTGCTCGGCCCTGAGACCGCGATTCGTGCCATCGACGACCGCGCGACCATGGTTCAAATCTTCACCTCTGTCGGCCTCAACGCCGATGAACTCCTCAAGTCTGCTGAACAACTCCAACAGGAACAGCAGCAAGCTCAGATGATGGCCCTCGCTGAGAAGGCCGCTCCCAATGCTGTTAACGCTATGGCGCAACAGCAGCAACCTCCCCAGTGACCTATGGCTACCGTTAACCTCACCGCCGCATCTGACGGCTCCATCCGCTTCGCCTCCAACAACGATAACGTCCCGATCTTCATTGTGATCGGCGACTCCTACGCGCAGGGTACTGTGGGCGGTATGACAGGACAGGACGCCCAGATCGACCCCACCTACTCCTACGGGTGTGAGAACTTCCAGCGTCGGTTCACGATGACGGACGGTATTGTCGCCCCCATCAGCGATAGTTCCAGGGCCCTCGGCACCTTCAAGGTCTGGGACCAGAGCCAGTACAAGCTGAACGCTCCGCAGTGGGCCAACTCCACCGCCTACTCGGTGGGGGACCGTCGCCGTCATGGCGGCACCACGGAGGACGATCAGTACGTCTGCATCAAGGACCACACTTCCGCCACGGCCAACGACCAGCCCGGATCCGGTACGAACTGGACGGACTACTGGACCCAGGCCAGCGGCTGGGGCTACGCGGGTGACGCCACCCACACTGGCCGCACCTTCTCCGGTACCTTCACCACGGGTAAGTGCGTCGAGCGGACGGCTCTGACCCAATCTGGCACCGATGACGGCTGGGCCGCTGCTTCGTGGGACGATGCCATCACTTGGTGCGGCGGCTCCCGCACGGCGGCTGCTCCCCCGCACACCTCCGGTATCACCGACGAGCCCTTCGATGGGCAGACGGGTAGCCTCCACCTGCGGGACAACAACATCCTGTGGACCTTCAGCCGCTTCATGGCAGCGAACCAGGTCTTCAAGGACGCTGATGGTGGCGTGGCCTACCCCCGCTACATCCACTGCGGCATCAACGCTTCGGCTGTTGCTGAGGCTGCTGAGGGTATCTACCGCGCCTTTTCCTGGTCCGCTGACTATGACGCCCCGGTTAACGGTGCCACCCGCGTCGGTGCCTACCAGTGGTTCCACGACACCTACCTCAAGCCCGCGCTGAACGATGTCATCACGGGTGAGAGCAAGAACGCCTGGATCGCTGGCGTCATCATCATGTGTGGGTCCTCCGACTGCCGCAACGACTACAACGACAGCCCCTCTGGTGGCGTACCTGGGTTCGGCTACCGCGTCTGTGACCAGCTTGGTACCAACGTGGCGAGCCTTGCCGACGCCATCGAGACCGCGTGCACCATCGCTGACATCCCCTTCATGGTGATGGAGCCGCTCGATGTTCCTGTCGGTTCCAACGGCCAGGAGTCCACGGGAAACAACCGCTACTACCAGGCGGGCATCAACTCCCTCCACGCGGACTTCCGTGACAAGACGTACCGCCACACCTTCACGGTGCAGAAGAAGGACAGCGATGATCGCCACATCGGTCTCGACAACATCCACCTGACCGCCACTGGTGCGTGCCGACTCGGCTTCGAGCTGGCTGACCAGTGGTACACGAACTTCGTGGACAAGGGGCTCACGATGAGCACCGCCACGGAGCCTGACGAAATCTGCCCCCGTAGCTGACCCCCATGGATAATCGCGAATCTGTAACCATCGAGACTTCTGAAGAAGCACAACCCGCGCCGGAAGCGCAAGTTCAGGAACAACCTGTCATTGTTGACGCCCCGGCAGAAGCGGAAGCGCCGTCGAGCGAAGCTCCTGTTGACCTTGATCTCAAGGTCGACGAAGCACCCAAGAAGACCGTAGACGAGTTCTTCGAGCAGGACTACGGGCGCATCATGGATGCTGTGGTTCAGAACGGTGGGCAGTTCACTGACGAACTGTACGCCGAGTTCGAGGCCAACGGTCACAGCCGCGCTGTCGCTGACCGTCTCCTGGAGGCTGAGGTGGCGAAGGCTACCCTCCGCACCCAGCAGGTGGTCAACGCTGTCGGCGGGCAGGAGCTTGCCCAGCAGGCCCTGGAGTGGGCGGCTGCTAACCTGAGCGAGTCTCAGAAAGCGGCTGTCAACAAGCAGCTCCAGTCAACTGACGCTGAAGTTTCGACCATGGCTCTCCAGTCCCTCATCGCCCAGTCGGGTGCCGGAAGCTCCACCGTCTCCGCTGACAGCGGGCTGGTGAACACCTCCGGTTACTTCGAGAACGAGGCTGACTTCCAAGATGCTCTGCGGGATAACGCCCGCATGAACGACCCCGCCTACCGTCAAGGGGTCATGCAGAAACTCCAGAGGTCCATGGAGATGGGCCTCATCAACCCCGACCAGCGATGATCCGTACCACCATTCTGTCCTTCATCGGACTCTTCTCCGTGTCCTGTGTCATGCCGGGTGACATCGAGGCCCTCGCTGGTGTTCAGCGTGAGGCCCTGGTGCGCTTCCAGCAGGTCGAGGCTGACCGCCAGGACGAGATCCTTGAGATCCTTGAGGACCAGTCGAAGACCACCGCAGAGCGTGACGCTGCCCTTGCCACCGTCCAGGCCCAGGCCAAAGAGGACATCGAGCAGCTCCTCGCTGACTCGAAGGAGTCGGCCAAGGGCATCGTCGAGACCGTGAAGGAGCGCACCGAGAGCATCAAGGCTGTCGCCAAGGCAGCTCCGCTCACTGGTAACCCTCTCATTGACCTTGTGCTCGCCGGACTCCTCGGCGGCATCAGCGTCCCCGCAAGCACTGGCATGGCCCGAAGGCTGCGCCAGCCTGTACCTCCCGCCTCTTGATGCAGAGGCTTAACCCCTAGTAACTACTATGACTTCTCTTCTCTCAGCCGCCGCTCTTGAAGCGGCGATCCTGACGAACCGGGCCGTCGCGATCACCGCCGATGCAGGTCTCAAGATCTGTGATGACGCGGACAGCGCGACCGGGTTCACCGCCAACGCGGATCCCGTTCTTCGGTTCGCGTACAAGTACAAGACCGACACGGACACCTCCACGTTCTTCGTGGGCTTCCGCACCGCTGGTGACACGGACTTCACCCCCGGCTACGGCGTGACCATCACCCGCGATGGTTCCACCGAGGCGGCTGAACTCGCCAACACCTGGACGGGCACCTTCGATGTTGTCCAAGGTGACGGCGTTGTGTACGTCTCCGTCTCCCCCGATATGCTTGAGTCCCTCGACCTCGCCATCGAGATCGCGGTCGACCTCAACGGTGGAGAGGGTGTGACGCTGTACGACTTCCGGTACGACCTCACCCCTGTCTGATTCTAACTGAGAACGCCTCTCAGTGACCCGTAGCAGCGCCACCCCCGTGGGGGAACAATGGCGAGGACGCGAAGGGACGCATCTGGAGGTGGGCTCACCGCTCATCGTTCACCCTTCTTTTCACTCCATAAATAGATATGGTTGCTAACTCCACCCCGACTCGCGTTGGTGCCCTCAACCTGGGCGCTGACAGCGAGGCTCTCTTCCTCAAGATGTACAGCGGGAAGGTGCTCGACACCTTCCAGACTGCTACGAAGATGGAAGGTCTTGTCGACGTTCAGACCATTGGTTCTGGCAAGTCGTTCCAGTTCCCCGTCGTTGGTCGCGCAGAGGCCAAGTACCATCAGCGAGGCCAGAACATTCTGGACCCCGCGAACGGCTTCCTCAACGAAGTCGAGATGGCCGAGAAGATCATCTACCTCGACCGCCCGCTGGTTTCGGCCCGCACTACGGACGATTGGGATGACCTCGTTAACCACTGGGAGGCCGCTTCTCGTCTCGCTACTGAGCAGGGTCAGGCCCTCGCTCGCAAGCGTGACCAGCAGCTCCTCCAGCTCGTCTACCTCGCTTCGCAGGAGACCGCTGCGCTCCAGAACCAGCCCTCTGACACCAACGTCGCCAACGGCGGCACGGTGAACGTCGGCGGCTCCGGTATCGACTTCTCCTCGAAGGCGAACGCCGAGGCTGTGGTCACCGCTATTGGTACCGCTGCTGCCCGCCTTGCGGACCGCAACGTGCCGATGGAGGAGATCTGGGTCGCTTGCTCGCCCTCGCAGTACTACGGTATGCTCACCGCCCCGGAGTCCCCGTTCATCCGCCAAGAGGTGATGAAGGGCTCCAACGGTGACCTGTCGATGGGCCACGCGATCAGCAAGGTTGCCGGGTTCAACATCTTCGCCACGAACCACCTGCCGTCTGGCACCATCGCCAACGACACCACGGGTTCCGACAACTCGTACGGTGGTACGTTCCCGACCAGCCTCATGCTGGCGTTCCACCGCTCCTGCATCGGCTCCGTCCGTCGTCAGGGCATGACCGTGACCCGTTCGCGTCAGGACCAGATCATGGGTGATCTGATCCAGGCGTACTTCATCGAGGGTCACGGCATCCTCCGTCCTGAGGCGGCTGTCGCCATCGAGGACTGATAACCGATAAGCCATCCTGCTACGCCTTTCGGCAACGGGCAGGGGGCTTCGCTACCCAACTCCGGTCCCCAGTAGTACCTGTGCTGCTGGGGACCACTTCTTACAACTGAATCTCTTATGGCTGGTTTCAACCTGAGCGAACTTGAGGCGATCAACCTGATCCTTGCCTCAGCCGACATGATGCCCGTGTCGCAGCTTACTCCCTCTACGACCGCCGAAGCCACGCTCGCTCAGACGCAGCTTGATGCGTGTGTGAATGAGATTCAGGCAGAGGGCTGGAACTTCAATACGACCTATGACGTTGAGCTGGCCCTCGACGGTGACAGCAAGGTCCCGGTTCCTTCCACGGCTATCCGTGTCATCCCCTCCACCAGCCCCGCGTACATCCAGCGCAACGACTTCATCTATGATCGTGAGAACGAAACCTATGTGTTCGACAACGCGATCAAGGCGACCATCGTGTACCTGCTCACCTGGGATGAACTGTCCTACGAGGCGCAGAACTATATGCTGAAGAAGGCTGCGCGGCGGTTCCATGAGTACCACG